CAGTGTCAACCACTGCCTGAACGCTACGGGCGGTGCCAATACCCACTTTATCATAGACAGGCACACACACCAGTCCAAACGTCTTTTCAGCACCACCCAGGCGGATCACACGACCGATTGACTGACTGATGCCAATATAGTCCATATTACGCATAAAGAGAACTGCTTCCAGACCCTTGACGTTGATTCCCTCAGACAGGATACTGTGGTGCATAATCACAAAACGAGTATTGTCAGTTCCCCACTGATTGAGAATCTCAAAGAACTTCTCACGGGAAACCTTCTGACCGTTGATGATTGCACCAGTCTTGGACGTAATATACATCCAGTTGTAACCACGTTCTTCAAGTTGAGAAGTGAAGTCAGACTGTGAAACAAGACGCACAATCTGTTTCGTAGAACGTGCAGCAATCAGGATTTTGTTGAGAGAGTTGTCATCGATTGTTTCAAGCAGATTCTGTGAATCGGTAAGTTTGAAGTCCCCTTGTGGCAATTCTTTAACAACAACCTTTGGAGGGAGAATATACCCTTCATTAACAAGTTGGGGAGCAGGAACATTGCAAATAACCTGACCATAAACTTCTGTATCATTCATCCCTGGTTTGAAAACAGTGACAGAGTGCTTAGGAGTAGCAGTGAAGAAATAACACCGATCAGACTCAGCAGCAAAGTGCTCCGTAGCAGGGAAAAAGTTACGTTGGACGGAATTATGTGCTTCATCAAAGTAAATGGTGTTGACTTCAATATCTGCTTCCTGAACCTTGTGAAGAGAATGATAGGTGGTAAAAATAATGCAGTTCTCACCAGCAGTCCGTGCAGTGTTGTTGAACAGTGCAATCTGATTAGGTTTAGTGGTATGAAAATACTCAACATCACCACTATGAACGTGCATAATGTGAGTATGAGATGTATTGATCAATTCAAGAAACTCTTTGCAGAGTTGTTCTGCAAGCAGAATACGAGGAGCAACAACAACTGTGGTCTGACCACAAGGAACAGCGTGTTGATGAATAAGATCCTGAATCATACAAATAGTCTTACCACCACCAGTCGGGATGATAACTTGACCCTTGTTGTTGTCCCACATTGCATCAACTGCTTTATGCTGGTGGGGTCGGAGGGTGATAGTCACTGTTGCCTGTTGAACTTGGGATAATTATAGCACGAAACTGCCCACCAGGAAACCCAGTGGACGATTTGTAGAGTGTCACTGCCAAGGTCTACCCAATGCCCAAGCAACCAAACTATAACGGATTCCTTCTGTAATTGGAGAAACTTTATGATATGTAAAACTTGGAAATATAATTACAGAACCTTTTGGGCGAATCTCCTTTACTTCATATAATTGTTCTTCACCATTTTTTCCAAAATTGCGATGAAGATACTTTGAATCAGCAAACATTAGATTGCCACCTTTATACTTATTACCATCTACAAGATTGATTGTAACACTAATCTTACGCACTTTACCATGGTATTCAGAATTATTTGGGCGATCATAGGTGCTTAAAAAGTCAGATCCCCAATCAGAGTGCCAGTCATAATGTTCATTCAGAGCATATCGTGTGAATTGCATTGGTTCTATTGTATCATAAAACCAGTTCCAACCTGCATCTTGATTAGCAGAGATTATAGCATTATTGATGCGTTCAAATATCCATGGATCATTTAACCATGCAACTTCACATCTTCTAACATCCTCATTTAATGTGTTTCCAATTATTTCAGCAGTTTTTAATTTAGTCTTACCAATCTCAACGATTCGATCACATTCTTCTGATGTGAGATATTCTGGATAAGAAATATAAGGTATTTTTAATTCCATCAGGGCATATACTTAATTGCTATCGTGAATCTATGTCTATCTCTAAATGTAGTAGCACGATGTAAGATACTAGCATCAAAATAAACCATACGATTAGATTCTGGTGTAATACCACGAATCTCTCCGTTAATATAAAATTGCGTCTCTCCACCATCATCAAGTGCCCAACCTTGTTCGGGATAGTATAAAAATGTAATTCCATCTTCTCCATCAGTATGAAAGTATGGATTCTCCGATGGTGCAAAGCAATTCACATACATTCGATCCAATTCTAAATCAGGAACCAAATGCTGTGTCTTATACCGAAACAATTCGTAAATATCTTTTGTCTCATCAATCTCACTCACCATACCAGTGAACGGTAGACCTTCTCTATCATATTCACCATAAGAATATGATGCAGTCTCACAATACTCTATCACAAAATCTCTTTGATCTGGAATCAAGAAATTATCAATAACTTTTATCATCACCATATTGTAATACTTTTACATTAAAAGAAATTGTAATTCTAGGATAGTCAGTTTTCTTCCAGGCAGGAACACAATGTTGCAAATAAGAAGGAAACATGAGAAGATCACCTTCTTTCACATCTGGAACATAAACTTCACCACACCTATTCCTATCTAGTTCTAGACTTAAATTACGAATTTGTCCCAAAGGATCACGAAACTCTGGTGGTTTATGATTATCTTTATCAAAAGATAAGAAATGAATAAAAGAAAAATGTGATGGTCTTAGTAAAGTTCCTACATGATCATGATATTCTTGATACTCACCATCGGTATAAACATTAAACCAAATGTTCTGAATCTCTACATTAAATTCTTTATCAAATATATCTCTCATACATTCAATATATTCTTTCTCTAATAAATCACGATACTTTTCTATTATTTCTGATTCATCAGAAAATGAAGTCTTTAACTTAGTTGTTGTCCAGTCTTCTGGAATCAACATTGATTCTGATTCTTCTAAAATCTTAGATACTAGAATATCTTTAAGTAAATCATTGTCTTCAATCTCGGTCTTAAAAATCGTTACCGGAAATAATTCTAAAGACTTCATCTCTTCAACCCGGACAAAGGTATTCTACTCACATTCTACTGTTGTGTCAAGTCTTACATCCACGAAGAGAAACTCCATTGGTTTATCTGATAAGTTTGCACCATCATGAACATTGTGCATAACATTATAGACTTGACAAACACCCTCCTCCCAATGTATTCTATTACCACCCCAGGTCATATAACATTTGTCCCTCTCAGGGATACTCAGAGGCACCTGAATACGCTTGTAAGGTTCTCTGTATATGTCGGGATCTTTATGGGGTTTTATGACCGTTCCAGGTTCAAATAGAGAGTACCCAGAGTACAATATATCGGTGTTCTTGAAGATCTTTTTTACTTCCTCCGTCATCAATTTCTTCCTGATCATAATTGACTTGGCGGTACTCTTTAACCAGTAGTGTGGCACAAATATGTCACAATAACCTTCAGTAACTGGTGCTTTTTTATTGGTAGGAAACTCTGTTTTCTTCGCCCATTCATATAATGTATGAAGGTCTTGTGCGGAGATCATGGCAAGTACCTAAGTTGAAATGGATTATTTGGATAAGTACGATAGAATTTAACAACAGGATCTCTGTCCTTGTAGAGTTTAATTTTAATGTGAAAGTGAAAAAGACTTGGATTGAATGACTCCATCATATTGTCATACAATCCAATCTTATCTTCTACTACACCAAATTCATTGATTAAAATCTCTTTAATATCAAAGTAATTAGAATTTGTTTGGAATGGGAAGATTTCTATGTTGATAGAGTCATCAATAAACTCTCCATCTTTTGTAAAGTCGCCAGCAAGAAAGACATCCTTAAATTTATCTTTGAATCTCTGTATTACAGAAACAGTTTCATCAAAAAATACAGAATTGAATTTCTTGAACGCTCCAAGATAAAATCCACATTTGTAATTAGATTCAAATGGAACTTTTCTGGTAAAGTATAATACTGGAAAGTCTGCCTTGATATTGAAGTAATCTAATACTTCTTGTCTCATAAAACCATTGTTCAATCTTCTCAAATATGAGACATGAATATAATCACCATCTGACGTTGTATTTGATGATGTAATTCCTAGTTCATATGGAGATAGATCAATATGAACATATCTCAGTTGTTTTTCAATATCGTGTTGTCTTGATTTAGGATGAAAGTTGTCTGCAAATTTGTCAACACAGAAGTGATAAGAGACGTGATTACCTGAGGTAATCTCCTTTTCAAACATTTTGTATCTAATCATTTTGCAAAATACTTATCATGATCGGTATGCTTTTTCATAATCTTATCAGAACCATAGAAGAACCATAGAGTTCCTGCATATCTATTTCCAGTTGTTATCTTTGTAACCCTATGATAAAACATCCAATTCGATGGAAATAAAATTACATCACCAACAGAGGGTTTGAATGTCTTATCTACACTTGGAAAGTATAAATCTCCTCCTTCATACTCACTTGTATCGTTGAAGTAAATGTTTGCTGTCAGAATGTTTTGTCTTCTTGGGAACCACTGTGGAAAAACTTCAAGGATAATATCATCATGATGATAACTTAGTTCAGAGTTAGGATGATATCTTCTGACTATCATCTCAGAATATCTAAATCTTTTATGCTCATGATATGCCCAATTAAATGATCTTACCTTGTCGGCATAGTCTTTAATTGCACGATTGAATATGTCTGATTTAACTTTCTCTAAGGATTCTAATTGTGGGTCAAAGAAAGAATCTGCTTCATCATTTCCTAAACCATCAGTATATTGTGAGGATTTTTCCGCACCTTTTAGATCTTTAAGTTCTTCTACAATATTCTTACAAGTATCTTTATCAATGAATGATTTCAAGTGAATAATATGATCTGATAAGTCAATCTTAAATCTACCCTCGTCAACTTCATCAAGAATAGTTTGTTTGTTTTGTGCAATTTTTAAATAATTTAACATCATTTTTCAAATACCATTGTTGATAATTCAATAGAATTAAGTACGTCTTGTAAGTGTTTCTTTAAGTATCTAGCACTCTTTTCCAACAGGAATATATGTGGTGTTTTATCTTCTCTTTCTACTTTACTGATATTTTCTAACCAATAGTTGACAGTTGGTTCTAGTGAATATTGATAGTGATCTTCACTGTATGTCATCTTATATCCGTGTTTTTCAAACATAGATGCAAACTCTTCTTTATAATAAATTGTCATCAACCAATTATCAAGATATTTCCTTGGATAATTCAGTTCTTTTAACACATAATCACGAATTATAATTTTATTGCACGAATCTTTTATATTTTTTACAACACTTTCTGGATCTTTCAAGTGGCAAAATGATTCTATAAAAATTCCACAGTCATATTTTTTAGTTGGATTGTAGTCTTGCAGATCACATAAAATAACTTCTATCGGTATATTATCTTTTATATAATCATATTGTACTGGTGAATTAGTTATGGCAGTAACATCACAATGCAAATCTCGTTTGATTGCCTTAGCGGGACCACCCCACCCACATCCACAATCTAATACCTTAGATTCTTTGTCAATGAACTGATAAAGGTGCTCCACCGCATTGTATAAAATATCTCCTTCACCCCAACCAACGTGATAGTGAAGATCTTCGCCAATTACCTTCTTCCAGATTTCTGGTGAGGTATCATCATATAATTCATGTACGTTCATTTTCTCATTATATCTACAATAAGGGCAATACGATCTTTATCCGTGTTGTTCCAAGCATTATGCTCATTTGAGTCGTGAAATGCTAAACACTTTCCAGTCTTCCAAGACTTTGTTTCTTCTCCAACACAGAATCCAATATCACCAGTTGGAACATAGAGTGGGAGATGTATTCTAGTTAAAGTTGCATATCCATTATGTCTTGGAATAATTTTATTGGCAGGGAACACTGCAATAGTTGCAGACATAATAACATTATCAGTATAACTACCAAGCAATGCCATTGTTTCTGGAAAATAGGTAGTACCTAAAATAGAATTCTCAAATGGATACATTGGTGGTTTAGATCTAGAACCTAATAAAATTCCTTCCCAAATATCCGTATCATCAACGGTTAGACTATACCAGTTAGATCTTTTTCTAATAGGTTCAATAGTATGCTCATCCCAATTCGATTCTTTATATTCTTCCAATCTCTTTGCGGCATCCACTGACTCTCTGTTGCCTTTCAACCACAAACCCCAAGAAGAAGAATCATCTTCATCTAGTTCATCTCTATCGGAATTGTACAAGTAATTTGTTTTGAATGATTCATATTCATCTCTGATAATGTTATAATTATCATTCAATAGTTTACAAGCACCTATATCTTCTGTGTTAAGAAATGCCATCGTCTTCGTAATCTATGTGTAAAATTTTAAGTGGGAATGGTCTGGTCTGGAATTGGTAAGTATGAACCTCGTTACCAAAGTTAGTTAGTTGAGGAGACTGAACCTGTATTTC